AAAAACATTTGAAATCAAGCTCTAAATATACAGGAGTTGATTGGTTTAAAAGAGATAAAAAATGGAGGGCTACTATAACGATTAATAATAAAACAAAACATTTAGGATTATTCAACTGCGAGTTAGCAGCTTCACAAGCATATCAAAAAGCATTAAAACAATTATAATATGCCAAGATGTTTAAATTGCAAAGAGAAGTTTGTAAAAAAGTACCCAAATCAACAAGGTAAGTTTAGATTCTGTCTTTTAAAAGATGAGTGCATAGCTTCTTTTAATAAAGCTCGACAAGATGAGCAACTTAGACAATGGAACAAGGAGAAGCAAGTTTTAAAAAAGGAATTAAAAACAGTTCAGTCTTTAATGAAAGATGCACAGGTAGTGTTTAATAAATATATTCGGCAAAGAGATAAAGGAGAACTCTGCATAAGTTGTCAGAAGCCACCAAAGAAAGAAAACGCTGGACATTATTTTTCAAGTGGTGGACATAAGAATATAACGTTTAACGAAGATAATGTACATTTACAATGTGAATACTGTAACACTTTTCTGCATGGTAACTTACTTAATTATCAAATAGAGATACAAAAGAAGATTGGAGCAGATAGACTACTTACTTTACATGAAGAAGCACACAAGACTAAGAAGTTTACACGTGAAGAACTGAAAGAAATAATAGCCAAGTACAAAAAGAAACTAAAATAATTTTACTGATTATCAGTTACTTACAAGACTAAATGTAAATAAGTTTAAATAAATGTTAGTAAGTCGAATAAGTTTGACTATATTTGAATATAATTAATAACAAAAAACAATATTATGAGAACGGGAAAACATTTTAAGAAGAAAGAATTAGAGCAAATCATTGAGGAGTTTATGAAGGTACAAAATATGAGCCTTCCACCTTTAGAATTAAAAGATATATTAACAGAGCTTTACAATAAAGCACAAAAAACAACTAAGAAATAATGAGAAATTTAAAATTAATATTAGTAGGTATGCTATTGAGTAGCGTATCATTTTTAGGAATGAGTCAACAAGGTGGAGCTTGTATTTATATGTTACCAGATAGTACGATTATTTGTTACGTAACAGGTAACGCTGGAGTAGGCTCTCAAAATGCCTGTATGAATAACGCTATAGCAGATGGTGCTATCCCTATGGATTGTCTTGGAAGTGCTTTTGCTGGGTGTGCTAGTTTCTATGCAACTAATGGTGTGGCTTGTTTCTTTGGTGGTACAGGTAGCTGTGGTGGTGGAAGTCCATGCTCCTTAACTTCTCTACCAATAGAGTTACTAAGCTTTAACGGAGAAAACACAAAAGAAGGTAACGTTATAACATGGAGTACAGCAAGCGAGATAGATAACGATTACTTTATCTTAGAAACTTCTACAAACTTAGTAGACTTTGAAACCGTAGTAGAAATTAACGGAGCTGGTAATAGTAAAGAAGTATTAAACTATAGATTCGTAGATAATAACATGACAGAAACATTAAACTATTACAGACTTACACAGGTAGACTTTAACGGAGAGAGAGAATCTTTTCATATTGTAGCAATAACTTCTAATAAGTCTTTATTTTCTACTCCTTACCCTAATCCATCTAATGGTACCTTCAATATCAATTACAATGGTAGAGATAACGAAGCAGTAACAGTAGAGATTATATCTATAGAAGGTAGAACGATGTTAACAGAGCAGCTAGAAAGCTTTAACAATGTAATAAGTATAGAAACTGAATTATCTAAGGGGGTGTATATCTTAAGACTTACCCAAGGAAGTAAAACAGAAGTAAATAATATAGTAATAAAATAGTGCTAGTTATAAAAAAAAGTATTAACTTAGCAGAAATAAATAAACAGTAAAAATAAATAGATTATGAAAACAAAAGAAGAAGAATTTAACGAAGCCTTAGCTAGAAACATGGCTAGTAAAGAAGTAGTAGGAGTTAAGCAAAGATTATTATTAGCTCGTAAAGAGATACTAGAAACGAAGATTAAGAAAGAAGGTAAGAACACTTTCAGTAAGTACAGTTACTTCACACCTTCACAGATTACAGCACTAGTAACTAAAGCCTGTATTAATAATGGGATAGTAACAGTCTTTAACATTGTAAAGAGTGGAGAGGATTACATAGGAGAGTTAACAGTACACTCTACAGATGAGGATTCTACGATTAACTTTACTATACCTACTGCAATGCCAGACATTAAGGCTACTAACATTACACAAAAGCTTGGTGGTATGGTAACTTACACACAGCGTTACTTAGAGATGGTAGCCTTTGGTATTACAGATAACAACTTAGACTTAGACTCACAAGATAACAGAGGAGATAAAGTAGTAAAGAAGTCAACTTTAACAAGTGAGAGATTTCAAAAGGGTGTAGATAAAGTAGCTTCTGGAGAGATGACAAAAGATATATTCCTTAAGTCTTTAACAGCTTATGAGTTAACAAACGTACAAACTAAAGCACTATTATTATTATGAAAAATCTAAAGATAAGAGCTAGTGCATTAGGTCGTATAATGACAAAAGACAATGCTACAACTATAACAGATAAGCAACTCCTCACGCTAGAGGGGTTGTTGTCTAAGATTAAGCTAACAGAAAAACAAGCAGAGCTTAGAGATGTCTTAATGTTAAAGAGAGATGCGAAACCGGAATTAAGTACAGGAGCTAAGACATACATAAGAGAGTTAAAGCTGTTTAATGAGTACGGAATACGTCAAGAAATAAACTCACGCTACTTAGACAAAGGTAACGAAGTAGAGCATTTATCTATTGAGTTAGCTGAAACTATGTTAGATGAAGGGGATTTATTTAAGAATGAGGAATACTTTGAGAATGATTTCTTAATGGGTACTCCAGATGTAGTTACTGATAATGTAGTTATAGATGTTAAGTCTAGTTGGTCTGCTGCTACGTTTCCTTTTTATGATACTGAATTAAAGAATAAGGTTTACGAGTGGCAGTTGAAAGCTTACATGTATTTAACAGGTTTAACTACTTCTTACTTATGTTACTGCTTAGTGCCTACTCCAGAAGTTCTTATCTTAGATGAGATGCGAAGAGTATCTTGGAAGCGTGGAGAGGGTGCAGAAGTATCTAAAGCTACAGAGAATGAAGTAAGAAAATTTCATAACGTAGATAACATACCTTTATGGAATAGAATTAAGAGCTTTAAGGTAGAGCTTACAGGAGAAGATATTAAGCAGATTAAAGAGAGAGTAGAAGCTGCTAGAGAATATTATAACAGTTTAAGCTAACGCATTGTATAAGGTGCGTTTTAATGCACTTTATACGTTGTTAGGTGTATTATGAACGGATTAAAATAAATAAGATTATGAAATATATGGGAAGTAAAAATAGGTTTGCAAAAGAATTGTTACCTATAATATTAAAAGACCGATACATTGGACAATGGTATTATGAACCTATGGTAGGAGGTGCAAATATGATTGATAAAGTTGGTGGTAACAGATTTGGAGCAGATATAAATGAATATTTAATTGAAATGTGGTTAGCTTTAACTGATGGATGGATACCAAAAAAGCACTATACAAAAGATGAATACACAGACATTAAGAACAATAAAGAAAACTACCCAAAAAATTTAGTTGGATATGTTGGCATTAATTGTAGTTATAGTGGTAAATGGTTTGGAGGTTATGCGGGGATTACAGAAACAAAAGGAGGTGTAAGAGATTACCAAAAAGAAGCATTTAACAATGTTACAAAACAATTAAAAAACCTTAAAGATGTAGTTTTTAAATACAGTAGTTACAAAGATTTAACTTTTGCGAAAAATAGCATTATTTATTTAGACCCACCATACGAAGGAACTACAAAGTATAAAGATGATTTTAACCACGCTGATTTTTGGGAATGGTGCAGAACTAAAACAAAGCAAGGGCATAAAGTTTTTGTAAGTGAATACAAAGCACCCGAAGACTTTAAATGTGTTTGGGAGAAAGAAACAAAAAGCAGTTTAAGTGCAAACGGTAAAATTGGAGGAAATAAAATTAGCACCGAAAAACTGTTTGTGTATTGTGGCTAACGAAAATAATAAAAACAGTAACGATGAAAGATAAGTTAGAACAGATATTTGACAAACACCACAAAGGTTATGCAGTTTACAATAAAGATGAAATCATTAAAGAGTTATTGGTTTTATTTAGTGTTAGCGTTTCGTTTAATGAAGGTTACGAAAAAGGATGGAGTGAAGCAACCTCAGAAGCGTGTAAAGAGATTGCAAAGAATTACCAACCTAATGAACGCTAACGCAATGTTAAAAAATGTTTTAATGTTTTTTAAGATAATGTTAGTTAATCTAAATAATTGTATTACCTTAGCAGAAATTAATAATTAATAACAAAGTAAAGATGAAGAACGAAGAAAACAAAGTAGAGAAAACAGAAGAAACAGGTGGCGCTTTAGCTATCATTCAAGGACTAATAGCAATGGGATTGCTTGGTTATGGTCTGTACGTATTAATGACAATGTAATAAATAAATAAACAAAGTAAAGATGAAGTACACAGTAGAAGGAACTATCAAAACGATAGGAGAAAGAAAAGAACTAAGCAATGGCGCTACAGTTTTAAGTTACACAATAAACAACGTTTCAGAGAATGGATGGGAAACACCATTTAGTATTGAGATGTATAATAAACCAGATAGAATAGAACACTTAGAGAACTTCTTAAAGTTTAACAAGGTAGGAGATTCAGTAGTAGTTGAGTTCGATATTAAAGGTAGAGAATACGAGGGTAGAGTATTCAATAGCTTATCTCATTGGTCTTGTAAGAAAGTAGAAGCTACAGCACCTGTATCAGAAACAGCAGAAGAGGTAAACGATTTACCATTCTAATATTTAATAATACAAATGACTCCCACTCGTTAATTCGTTTGGGAGTTTTTTAGGTTATGAATACAAACGATAAAGAAAGAAAAGCTACACCAATCTATACAGGTGTATTAATGTACTTTCCAGATGCTATAGCAGAGGTTGCTAGATGCTCACAAGCTGGTAATGACCAACACCATCCTAAC